TACATCGCCATCAGTTGCACTTGCACCAACCCAACGTCCATAAATACCACCGTGAATATGTTGCAATCCACCCGTAATAATTTCTGCATCTGATGTAGTGCCTTTTAATTTATCACTACCAAATGATAAAACTTTAAAACTACCTGTACCATAAGCACCTGTTGTTTCTATTTCTACTTGTATTCTTTCATATAATTCACCTGAATATGTACCTGCAAGTTCTACTAAATCCATAGTGCCTGATACATTTCTGTAAATAATTTTACCTTTTTTGCTATTGTCATCAACTTCGTGTGATAACTTATAAATACCATCATTTAACTTATCTATTAATCCAGTTCTTTCTGCATTAGTTACTAAAGAATGATAGTAATCAGCTTCTTCACTAGCACCTTCTTTTGCTCTTATAAGATTAGCACTAGCAATATAACAAGTTGCTTTAATTATAATAGGATCATATTCCTGGCATCTTGCTACATTATCTTGTGGTGTTTCTAAATCAATTAAATTTTGTTTTTCTAATGGTGTAGAATATCTAGCATCTAAATAGTTGTTTAACTCTAAACTTGCATCTGTTAATGCTTGATTTAAAAATGTTGTAAAATCTTGACCTGCTTCAAACACTTGTTCATTTATTGTAGTTGAAGAATAGTTACTATTATAATATTCTACTTGATTTGTATTACTATTATAAAACCATTCACCATTACTATCAACTGCACCTGATGTTGATTGTGCTGCTGCTAGTTCTTCACCATTAACAAATAAAGTATCTACATAACCACTATCTCTAAACAAATGTAAATTACCTGATGTTAATGTTGGAAATATCTGCACTTTATTATCAAAATCAGATACTCTATTAAAGTATTTAGTTAAATCTGAAATTCCTGCATATTTAAAATCTGAATTTACTGACATATTATATTCCTTATCCTAGTAATAATACTTCTACTTTACTATCTTTAACTGCATTAACACTTCTTCCTTTAATTGCTGCAATACTATTGAAAGCTGAATTTAAATGCTTAACACCTCCTGCGTGTGCTGATAATGTTTCTGCATATACCTTAAATTCTGCATTAGGGTATGGTGCAGTAAATTCACAATGCCCTTTAGCATAGTCTATCATACCTACTATTGTTCCGTTGTGCATTAAATTACCATTACCATCATCTAATATATATGCACTTGTATTTTGAATTGTTTTGCCTGATACAGGGTCATCTAGTTCAGCTAATTCTTTAGTAGAAGCAGGACCATATACTATTGTATCAGTACCTCCTCCTCCGTGTGGTGAACCTAATAAAACAGGCACATTGCTACCATCTTTTGCAGGGAATCTACCAACACTAAATGGTGTAGTACCTGAAACATTAGCTATACCTACTCTTGTATCTGAATGATTAGAATGTGATTGTACTCTTATATCTCCATTATGCAATCTAATCGTTACTTTTTTGTTGAATAAACCTGATGATGAATCATAAAACAAAGCATCAAATCTTGCTTGTATTTTAGGTATTACTGCATTTCCTGAACCATTAAATGTTACATCACTTGCATCTGTTGTAAATGCTATTGCAGTTTCTGTTGATACTGAATCAATACCACCAACATTATATTCATCTACTACTATATGAAATGTATAAGTAGTTGATGCTGCTAAACCAGTATTATCAGATGCTTTTATGTTTTGTAATCCCCAATCTAAATACCCACCATTAATATAAAACTCACCTATTGCTACACTACCTGCAACTACACCATCAATTTTTCTATCTTCAGTTCTACCATAACCAAAAAAAGCACCACTTTGTTTAAACTTTCCGTTTTGGTCTGTCATACATCTACCATTATCAAATGCTAAATATTCATTACCAAAGAAAAACTTTAAATCAGCATCATCTGCTTGTGCTACTTGAGTAGAACCTAGCAAACCTCTTTTTACAGTCAATGCAGCACCTGACCTTGCTTCAATTTGCATAACTTCAGTACCTACCATAATTAAATCACCTACTTTAAACCAATCACCATCATCAACAGTTATAGTTGTATCACTTATCGTTACATCAGCATCATTTACCTGTATATCATTACCACTAAAGTAAGTATTACCATTAAATTCGTGTATATCTACATATTCGTTACCACCATTAATACTTTTAGGTTCTATTGCAACACCACCTGCATCTGCATTTGCTGCTGATTCCATAGTGGTATCTTCATCTGATAATGTTAAAGGTGAATAACTTAAAAATCTGCTATTAGGTAAATACATAAACTCACCTGCTGGTAATAAAGCACTTATCATTCTTACAGCAGTTGTTTCACTTGAACTACTATCTTCAACATTCATATCAACTGCATTATGAACATCTGTATCAGTAGCACCACTATCTTCTCTCCAATCATATAATGCTATTGATATTTCAGCAGTTATATTACTTACATTTTTAATTACTATAACTTTAGCATCATTAACAGTTAATTGTGCAGGATTTTTAGCAAATTTAGATAGAGTAATAAAGCCATCAGCAGTAGATAATTCTTGTACTATACTTGCTTTTTCTGTGTAGTTTTTAAGGCTACTACATAAATAATCACCATCATCTGATCTTACTTCTAATTCTACATTAGCTTGTTTAGCCAAACTTGTTTGATTTCTGTTAATTCTTCTATTTGCTCTATTACCATAAGCCATAAATCTTTATCCCTTCTACGTTAAATGATACTTTACTTTTATACTAATTGAATAATCTGAATTTATACTATCGCTTCTAAAAAATGCTAGTATTACTTTACCTGCTGCTACATTTGCACTATCTACTGTAAATGTTGATAGATATGCCTGTTCGCTACCTGCATTAGTTACATCTGAATTATGTGCTAATAATGTTCCATCTGCTAAAGCTGATGTAGAACCACTATTAAATGTATAAGAATAAAGATGCATACGAGTTGTATCACCTGATGAATTATTTGCACCTTCAATACCATATACAGCATCTATTGATATTGCATCAGGCAAATACCACATAACAGGAACTAATAAACAAGCATCTGCTGTTGCAGAATCTGCTGTTGTAAATGATGTAGCAGGTTCTGTGCCTGTTCCAAATGTTATGTTATCTTGCAAAGTTGATAACCCTAAAGTATTACCTGCAAATGGAATTGGTTGATGTTCGTTAGCTGAAAAATTCGCTGATTCTGATGAACCAATACCAAAGTCTGCATATTGTGTATTAACGTGATGTCCTAATGCCTTAACTTGATTGTTTGTAGTATCTACACTAAATTTAGAAGTATTAGAAGCATTTGAAACATCTAGTGCAGTTGTATTGTTTGTGTTTGATTTTACTTTTAATGATCTGTCTGACAAACTTATTGCTGTTTCAGAACCATTACCTGATTCTACTATTCTTGCTGTACTATCTACACCACTATTAGAATTATCTATATTTAGTATATCTTTATATGTATCTGCTGGTGATTTGCCTGTAAAACTCATATATTTTTCCTAAATTTCATTTTATAATATAATATAATAATTGAATTTATAAACATTTATTTAATTATATTCTGCAAAGTCGCTTGTATCAGCAGGTAATGCAGTTACTTTCATTATAAAATCACAATATCTTCCTGAGCCTGTACCACCCCAGTTTAAATAAGAAGTAGCTAAAGATGTTTTTGCACCTAACCAATAATTATATGTAGTCCCTGCTGTTAACCCTGTCACTGTCCAATAATGTTGAATAACATTATCATCTGTTTCATCAGGCATTCTGTTTACTTGTTCGTAACTAGCACCCAAAGTATTAAAAGTTGCATTATCTGACAAAGCTAAAGTTAAAGACCTGTTACCATTAACAGAGTTTGCATATATTTGTATCATTACTTCGACATTTCCACTTGGTGGTGCAACAAATCTTACTGTCATAGCTGCATCAGGTACTGCAAAAGATGTCGTTAGTGAATAAGCATCGTGTCCTGCATCTTCTCCAATCATTCTATAGCCCAATATCATACCTGCATAAGCAGAGTTAGTTACACTAAATTCTGTTCCATCTTGTTTAGCTATATACCTACCATCGGTATCAAATGACAAGTAATCAGTAGCATCTATTTTAATGTTATCTGTCGAAGTTAAATTAATATCTCCTTCGCCTTGTGTATGAAGCTCTACATTATAGTCTGTTGTTCCTATAACTTTCAATTTCATACTTTGTGCTGTATCTATTGTACCGAAAGTAGTACCTGCATTAGCAATATTTACTTGCTCACCTGCTGCATCTAATGTTATATCTGCACTAGAATCAATAGTTAATGCACCTGATACAATAGTATCTAAAGAACTTATAGTTAAATCCCCACTAGAATAAGTAACATCAGACAATTCATTTAATTGTGTAGCACCTGCATCTGTGCCTGTTTGTACTGCACTACCATTAACTTTTAGATCGCCTTCTACATTAATAGTATCTTCTGACATTTGTATTGGTGTAGACTTATCTCCAACCTTTAAGAATTTTAAATTAGATTCTAAATTAGAATCATTGTTTAGTTGAATAGGGTTCTTTCTTTTCTTTTCAAAAAGGTTAGAAATATGTCTAATAATGTCAGCTATTCGCACTACTTTCCTTTTAGCTTATCTACTAATGGTTTAAGCACCATATTCCATACCATATCGTCCTTTTTTGATGGTGATAATAGTATTGCTTTCTCTAGTACATATAAGCCTAATAAACACCATTCCCAGTTACTTGTCATAAATTCCATCATATTATCATTCTCCTTTTTTTAAGATAATTGTTTTTTGTTTTCTGCTATTGATTGCACAGAATCTAAAAATACTTCTATTACTTGCAATCTTGAATCTAAATTTTCATATTGTGCATCATTAATGCCTTGTTGATTTAGAATCTCAATAGCTTCTTCTAATAATTCTATTGCTCTAGTAATATCTATTTGTTCTCCAAGTTCTCTAATCTTACTGTTAGTTCGTGTACATCTAATTTTAATTTTTTCATTGAATCATCTAATTCATTATCTTCAGTAACATACTTGTTTATTTTATCAAAATCAAACTTTTTAAATAATTGTTTTAAAACTAAATCTAGAACTTTCTTAACTAATATACCTTGTAACATTCAATCTCCTATTATTCCTGTAATATAAAAAAACAACAAACCACCTAGAAACACTATCCAAAAACCTGACCAAAATGCTGTCATTTCATACACTAGAACTTCCAATTAATTCCAGTAGAAACATATTGCTCATCTCTACCATAAAAACTTGCTTTAGTACCTTCTAAAAACAAACCTATTTTATCTGTTAAACTCATACCAAATAGCATACCTATATCATATTGGTTTTCTTTTCCTTTGTATGACTTATCTGTTAAGCCATAAGATTGTGGAAATATATTAAGCCAAATATGTGAATAAAATCTAGTATCTCTTGATCCTATTAACACATCTAATCCAATAACTTGATACAATTCTGCTTGATATTCTTTAATCTTGTTATCTTCGTTATATTGCTGTACTACATTTGGTAGATGATATTCATAAAACTCTGCATCAGAATATGCAACTGCAATGCTGTCAGAGTTCTCCCAATAATAACTAGCTTCCTCATAATACATTTCCCAGTAGCCATCTTCAGTAACAGGGTCTGTTTCAATCCATATATAATAATCATCAATTTCATCATTTCCATTTAAGTCGTGTAAAGGTACTAAATAATCTGTATAACCATATTCATAAGCTAACTCCCACCAAAAACCCTCATAATCTTCTATTGCAGGGTGTCCATAGACAGGGTGTCCTTTAACAGTAAAGCCTGTTGTAAAGTCAATAAACCAAAAGTGCTTTCTGTATCTAATATCAAGTTCAGCAAACTCTAAATCTCTACTTTCTTTATTAGTGTATTTGCCTTTAACTACATACTTATCATTAGACCATTTAAGCCATACTTCAGCATCTTTAAACTCGTTATTTCTGTTTCTTACTTCTGAATACTTAAATAGATATTCCCAACCGTTTACTGCACCTATTACTGCTTTATCTGCTAATGATGATTCATTACCTTTGTAGAACCTGGATCTTGATTGGTATGGAAACAATGCTATCTTTCTTAAACCTATTGTATAATTATAATCATCTTTTAATACTTGATTACCTTTTACATAGGGTGTACCCATTGAGCCACTAACATATAAAGTCGAATAATCAAAGAAACCACCAAACACCAAGCTACTAAACGTAACCACATACCCAATATAATTTTTATATCTTCCATTCAGCATTACTTTTTCCTTTTTCTTTTAGAAGCATAAGTTTTAGTTTTTGTTTTTAATACTCTTTTTCTTGTTGCTTTTTTTAAACCTGTTTTAGTTTTACCGTAAGCCATTAGAACCTCCCTTTTGAACTTTTTTCTACTTTAGTTAATCTTTTCTCAAACTTATCTAGCTTTGCTGCTAAATCATCTAGCTTATCTTTGCAATCATCTATACCTGATAAATCAACTTCAGGTATGTCAATCTTTTTGTTTTTAAGTTTATTTAATTCTTCTTTTATGTAAGTTAAATCACTAGCTAATGGTGATAGTGTAGTATTTAGATTTTTTAACTCTTTAAATGTTTCATCATACTCATCTAACTTGTAAGATATAATTTTTAAATCACCCATAGACTTAATATTGTTAATCTCTTTAGTATTATCTTCTACTGCACCAGTTAATGTAAAATAAACACCTACACCTGATACTACTACAAACATAATAGTAACAAGAAATTTTAAATCCATTTGAAATGCTGTATTTTCGCCTATTTTGTGAGCCATTGGTTCTTCCTCTTTTATTTCTATTGTTTTATTTATCTGTTGGTCATTTAATGCTTCAGCTACTTCTTCTACTGTAACTAATCCTTCTTCTATAAATACTTTACCTAAAGGAACAGGTCTGTCATAGTTTATTGCTTGTTCTGCTTGTTTATGCAAAGCTAGTTTTAATTGTTTCTTATTTATATAACCTTTTAATAATAATAAATCACCTATCTTCATACTACTACCTTAAATATTGTTGTTCCTTTGTTAATCTTATCGTGGCTTTTTGCATTATATGATTCTAATGATTTCTCTATATCATACATATCATCTGTATAGTTCTGTAAATCAACTTTAATACCATCTCTATTACCATTTTCATAAAATATATAGCAGTTCTGTGATGCTCTGCCTGATAAACCTAAACCTTTCTCACTATATTCATTACTTCCACACATAGAACTTGATCTACTAAACCTATCTGAAACCCTTGCAGAATGTATATGCCCAAAGACAATATAATCTATTTTTATTCCTCTTGCACTATATCTGCCCATTATCTGCGTTACACTTGTGTCTAAACCTTTTTTAACACTACCGTTTCCGTGTAACATTAATAAATTTTGTCCTGCTACTTCAACAACCAATTCAGTTGGATCGCCATCAATAAAATTTACATCAGAATCTTTAAATAAATATTCAAGTGTTTTAAATATTGTAAAATCATAATTATCAGAAGCTAGAGTTTTACTCCAACCCCAATCCTTTTTTACTCTGCTTTCATTCCCTGTTACCATAGCCACAGAAACGTTAAAATTGCTGTTTAAATCCATTATTACTTGTTGTAGTATATCAACTGCTAGGAACGTAGCTTTTGCTCTATTTGTAGCCATATTTAGAAGTTCATCTAATCTTCTATCTGAATTAAGCAAATCACCTGTCATAGCTACCAATATATTAGTAACACCAAATGCTTTAAAATATTTAGTTGCTTTTTTTACAAAGTGCTTACATCTTTTAGAAGCTATTTCAAAATCATACTGGTTTACTTCTAGATCAATAAGTTCATTAAAGTGAATGTCTGAAAGCTGTAAAACTCCACCACAGCTAGTTTCTTCACTATGTTTTTGTGTATATGTTGATAACTTATATTTGTCAAAAAGCCTTGTTAATTGTTTTGTATATTCAGAAACTGCATTTTCTACTCTTGCATATTCCCTGAATGATTTGTTTTGGATTCTATTTCTGTCTTGTGCTGATTGCTTTTGTTTAGCTAGTCTTACGTTTTCTTGTATTAACTCAAGATTCTCAATAACATAAACAGACTTATGTCCACATACATTACATTCGTATCTTTGTCTGCCTTTCTCAAATCCACATTTAACTAGATTTGGTGCAAAGCAATGTTTACAAAACATATATTATTCCACTTTAGCTATTCTATCACTTAATTCTTTAGCACGTCTTGGTGTGTCATCTCTAGCCCATTTACTATCTAGCATTTCTAATGAAGCCATCTGATAGTCTTTATTTGCTATGTATTTGATTGTTTTTTTAAACTTACTAAATGCAGACACACCTAACTGATAATTCATATTCATTACCACATCTCTTACTTCTTGAGGTGCAGGTAAGAACCAATCATATTTGCCTGACAATGTGTATTTAAGGTTTTCTAAATCTTCTTCTAACCATTCAGTAGCTTGTTCTTCAGTTACTTGTAGATACTTG